GGCTATTAAATCATATATTGGATCTTTGATTATATTTGGATTTCTAATGGCAAATACCCACCAGTATCCTGTTGTTCCGTAGGTATCGTAACTGAGTAGATCTGGTCGATGCTGATAGGTTAATGGCACTTGATATAAAGTGTCATTTGGCGTTGGCAAAATAGTCGCACTTGTATTCCAAAAATCTAAATATGGTAGAAAATTATATATCTGAGGTGTTGTGTAATACGGGCTTGTGCCATTATATGTAGACGCTGTCATACCCATGTTCCTTGCGCTAGCAATTCGCCGGTTCTAAACTTATCAAGGTTAAATGCTCTCAATCTCTGAGGTGTATTTTGCACCGTTATTTGTACTGAAATGCTAAAATGTGCAGGTAACCACGCATATCCCTGTGCTTGAGTTAGACTAGCTGCGTTTATGTTAGTAAATGAATTTGCTGAGGCACTTGGGTTACTGGCAGTTATCAATGTATTATTAGTGCCATTGGCCGTAAGTATTCCAACGTAATCTACATCTTTAGGTAAGGTAACAGAAAATTGTGTAACTATCACAGGTAATGCATTAAACATCCATTGCCCATAAGCATCAAATAATAAAACAGGTGGCGGAGTTCCTGCATTTGGGTCGCTACTACCAAAATTCATTTTAGTCACAGTACGAAGAAATTGAATACAAGCTAATGCATAAAGACCTTCGGTTTGATTTTGAACAGTGAAATCTCCTTCGACAGTTAATTTTAATGCAGGAGTTTTGCTATATGAATAAAAGTCTTGATTAGCATGGACAATTTCTAGCGCTGTATAGGTTACATCTTGCGCCCATGTTATGGTAGGTTGATACGGAAATACTATTCCATTGGTTAGATATAACGGGCTCATTAGGCCGCCACCAGACCCACCATTGCCTAATATTTGACGCATGGCGTTAGGTTTTGGCCGCAACCTAACACGTCTACCAGATGCATCGTTAATATTCTGCATCGCCGGCGGGGGATTAGGCAAGCCGCCTGCGTTAGATTGCGTAATTTGATTTCCAATTATATTTGTTACAGCGTTTATAACCGGAGCTGCTACTGTACCAACTGGTGTAGTGATCGATGTTATAGATGATGCATTACCTTGTCCTGCTGAACTTGCTGTTGCCGGCGGCGCAGCAGTTCCGCCCGGCGGCGGCGGTTGACCGCTAGCACCAGCTGCAGGGTTAGAAGGTGCTGCATCCTCAAATAACCCAGTAAAATTACCTAACACATCATATATTGGTATTTGTTGCGTACTTGCCATCAATATATCCTAAAAACTCATAACTATTTATGGCCTTAAATAAGCACTGACATAACAATGTTGTTTTTTGACTGCGGTGCCAAAAACCATTACAATAACAAGATATTTTTCATAAAAAGGACTATTATGGCCGTTTCCCCTCCAAGTAAAATCAAATATCTAACAAATAAAGACCTACTAGAGGAGATACATCGCAGCAAATCAACGTATTGTTCATACGTTGATCCATTGCATGCTAGATATGACTTTATTGTGTCTAATAAATCGCTTATAACTAAGAAACGTGTTGACGACGCACGCAAGAAAAAATTGACAGAGATGCAAGCAATTGAAAAAAAAGAAAATGTTAGTAAAGGCATTAAAGATTTTGAAAGCAAGATATCCATAACTGACATACCGGTTGACAGTATTGTTATTAGAGTAATGACTTACGATCATATACCAATCAATATCGAAAAAGAAGGTAAAGCTAAAACTGAAGGTGAGAAGCATATACGATGTAACTTTCCGCCATTTCAGCATTATATAATGCAAGAAGACGGCGAAATAATGTGCGTGTTAAAAAGTCATTGGAAGGGCGGTTTAGAAAATGGATACTTTTCTAAAGAGCATGGCAAAATGACCAAAAATCTTGCATTAATGTTTATGAAATTGGTTGATCGATACGGTCATCGAGGTAATTGGCGAGGATACACTTATATCGACGAAATGAAAAGCCAAGCCTTGCTACAGCTTAGCCAAGTTGGATTACAGTTCGACGAAAGTCGCAGTGAAAGTCCAAATCCTTTTGCATATTACACACAAACAATTACAAATAGTTTTATGAGAATACTTAATATAGAAAAAAAGAATCAAAATATTAGAGACGATATTCTTATTATGAATGGGGCAACTCCAAGCTGGACAAGAATGGTAGACAATGAAATTGCCCAGAAGAAAGAACCATAACACAGTTAATATTGTTACCTTAATTGATATACACTAAAATAAGAGCATAGCAATCTCAAGGGATAACATATGGCTCGAGATCCAGATTTTTCACATGTTGCCGTTTTCACAGATTTACACTACGGCATGCGGAACAACAGTAGAGAACACAACGACTCCTGCGAAAGATTCATTAAATTTATAATTGAGCAAGCAGAAGACCAAAATATTAAAACCTGTATATTTGGTGGAGATTTCCATCATGTTAGGTCAGCAATCAATATATCAACACTTAACTATTCGGTAAGTGGGTTGAAACTACTAAATGATTATTTTGATCATACGATATTCATATTAGGAAATCATGATCTGTTTTATCGAGACAAATATGAGATACACAGTCTACCATATATTACGCAATTTCCTAAAATCACAGTAGTTGATTCGATGCGAGAGATAGGCGATGTGGCATTTGTACCATGGCTAGTTGCGGATGATTGGCAACGTGTTCCAAAATTAAAAGCACCGTATATGTTTGGACATTTTGAATTGCCAAAGTTTAAAATGAACGCATCTATTGAAATGCCAGACCATGGATTATTGAATGCTACTCACTTTGTTAATCAGAAACAGGTATTTTCGGGACATTTTCATAAGCGACAAAATGTTGGAAAAATATGGTATATTGGTAATGCATTTCCCCATAACTTTGCTGATGCTTGGGATGATGATCGTGGAATGATGTTTTGGAAACCAGGTGAAAATCCAGAATTTAAAGCATGGCCAGATGCTCCAAAATATCGTACAATGACATTGAGCCAAATAGTATCTAATCCTACAAAATATATCGATGAACGAACCTTTGCTAAGATTACAATAGATATTGATACTAGTTACGAGGATGTAAACTTCATACGAGAATTATTAGAGCATGATTTAGGTGCCAGAGAAATACAAATGATAACCGCTAAAGTGAATGAGTTAGATACGCTCGACGAAGAGGATATTAATTTTGAAAGCGTTGATACTATTGTAATAAGCCATCTACAAAGTATCGAATCGACTGCAATGGATAAAAATGAACTTATACGCATTTATCAAGAGATCTGACAAATGTTAACCCTAAAAAATGTAACTATGCGTAACTTTCTCAGTATTGGAAATGTTACACAAACTGTTGAATTAGATAAAAACGGATTAACATTAGTTCTAGGTGAAAATTTAGATCTAGGCGGCAACGGCTCGAGAAACGGAGTTGGTAAAAGCTCGTTGCTTCAGGCTATATCGTATGGCCTGTATGGCCAAAGTTTAACTAATATCAAAATAAACAATCTCATTAATCATATTAATCAAAAGAATATGATGGTATCGATTGAATTTGAAAAAGATGGTCATCATTACCGTATAGAACGTGGTAGAAAACCAAACTTCTTCCGTTATGTAGTAGATAACACAAATATAGACGAAACTACTGATGAAGCACAGGGTGAAAATAAAGAAACTCAAAAAGAAATTGACCAGTTGCTCGGAATGAGCCACACGCTGTTTAAACACATAGTAGCACTTAATACGTATACAGAACCATTCCTCAGTATGGGTGCAGCTAAGCAGCGTGAGATAATTGAAGAATTATTGGGAATAACCCTGCTCAGTCAAAAAGCAGAGAATCTCAAAGAATTAATTAAAACCACAAAAATTGCTATCGAACAAGAAGAATTTCGTATTAGGACATTGAAGCAAAGCAATGATCGTATACGTACAACCATGGAAGACATTGAACGTAAAGCTAATACATGGGACATTAAACAAAATAACACAATAACTGAGTTAGGTACAGCTATTGCTGATCTCGAAACTCTTAATATTGATGTTGAATTGCAAGCACATCGAGATTTAGAATTATATATGCAACTTTCTACGTCGAAAGCACAGATTAGCAGAGATGTATCAATGAAAAGTCGGCATTTGCAGCAGATAACTGGGCATCTTAATAATGCGTTAACAAATTACGATCGAGCAGTTAATCATGAATGTCCAACTTGTGGGCAAGAAATACATGACGGGGAACACGACCGAATTAGGAACGACCTTGAAAGTAAAATTGTAGAACTTGATGCGCAGGTTAATGCTGAGCAGGTAGAAGTTGATGCCAGCACGACACAACTACAAGAAATAAATACCGCGTTAATAAACATGCAAAAACCAGTTACAGTTTATCAAAATTTAGAGCAAGCATTAAATCATAGAAACACTCTTGATCAATTGATAAAAGAATTGGAAAAAGAATTGCAGGTTATTAATCCTTACTGCGATCAAAACGACAGCTTAGCCAACACAATGCAGGAAGTTAAATATGACGATCTCAACAAATTAGTTAAAAATCGCGAGCATCAAGAATTCTTATTAAAATTACTAACAAACAAAGATAGTTTTATACGTAAAAGAATTATTGATCAAAATTTAGCCTATCTTAATATACGTCTTAACGAATATCTAGATAAACTTGGTTTACCTCATCAAATAAAATTTGTGAACGATCTGTCAGTTGAAATCAGTTTGCTTGGGCAAGATTTAGATTGGGGTAATTTATCTCGAGGAGAATCTACACGGTTAATACTAGCACTCAGCTGGGCATTCCGAGATATATTTGAAAATACCACTCACGCAATTAACCTTGTATTTGTAGATGAGCTACTAGATTCTGGAATGGATCCTCAAGGGTTAGAAGGTGCAGTTGGAATACTCAAAAAAATGGAACGTGAACGTAACAAGAATGTGTTTGTT